TGGTATAGCTAATGATGTAGTATCCGATACTTTTATCGTAACATTGTTATTGCTCGAAGTGTTGAAATTCAGCACTAATCGAGCCGTCCCATCGTCATTGTCATATATAAAGACCGAGCTTACCAATGTGTCAATGATTCGCCTTTGGTATGATTCATCATCAATATTACCATTTTTAAATGATAGCAACCAATATACAACCATGTCCTTTGTGATTGTTGGCTTTGACATCTTTTCACTTGCTATTTTCTTTTCTAATGACTTTTTCTCCTTTTCTAATTCAGAAACTCTATTGGCGACAGATTCTGAAATCACACCTTGCTCAAGTGCTTTTAATAAATTTGAGAATCGAGTAGTAACATCATCTAATCGAGCAGTAAGCTCAGCTAACATAGATTTGTCTGAATATTCTTGCGTTATGAGTTCCACAACCTTTTCGGCTATTTTCTCGATATTTTCATCGGTCAACACATAATTTTTAGTGTATTCAACGACAATGCGTTCTATCCATTCTTTTCGCTCAATCTTTTTATCGCAGGTATGCTCTCGCTTACGTGTTGCACACTTATAATATCGATAAGTAGTACCATGGCGTGATGTACCACTCTCACCAATCATCATTGCACCACAATGCCCACAAAATAATTTCCCGGTTAGTAAATAAGGGTCTATAGCCTTTTGTTTGGCTCTAAAATGCTTATTGTACTCAAATGTATTTTGCACACGCTCGAATAGTTCTCGGTCGATAATGGGTGGGACAATATCTTCTATAACAATATCGTCATATCGATATACACCTATATACTTATCATTGGTCAAGATTCGACGTAGACTGTTTTTGTTGAATTGACCACCTGTGGTAGTCTTATAACCATTATCATTGAGCCATCTTGCTATATCTATGATTGGTTCATTGCGAGCATATCTCTCAAATATCTCCCGGACAGCTTTTGCCTCATAGGGGTCTATTTCATATTTTTTATCCTTACCTCGCCTATAACCTAGAGGGGTTTTGCCATTTACATACCCTTTTAATGCGTTTTCTCGCATACCACGTTTTACACCACGTCTAAGGTTTTCCACATAATACTCAGCATACCCCTCGAGTACAGATTCCAAAATAATACCCTCGGGAGTATCAGGCATGGGTTGTTTTGCATAAAGCAACCTAACACCATTCTTTTTTAATTTTGCTTTATATATGGCACTATCATATCTGTTACGAGCAAACCTATCAAGGGTGTACATTATTACAACATCAAACTTACCCTTAGAACTATCTTTTATTAATCGCTGAAAAGCTGGGCGATTATCAGTTTTACCCGATATCGCCCTATCTATATATTCATCAACGATTTGTAGATTATTTTTCTCAGCAAATTCTCGACATTCCCTTATTTGACCCTCTATCGATTCCTCTCTCTGATTATTGCTAGAATATCTCGCATATATTACAGCGTCCATTTTATTCCCCACGCTTATTGGCTATATATTCGCCATATTTAATAAGGTCGCTAAGACTTTTATCATCTAACTCACGCATGATATCCATCATCTTAAAAACTAAACTAACATCGCTAGGTGTAGGACAATCTGAGCGATTACCATATGAATAATAATTATTTGTCGTTGTTCTACTTGTATCACCACTATTACTTGTTGAGTTGACCGAGTTGCTAGGCTCGTCATCATCCATGAAAAAATCCATTACATGACAATTTAGATGTTTTGCAAGGCGTATCAACACCTCTTCCTTTGGTAGCTGACCTGTATTTATAGCAGTTGCTTTTGATGATGAAAAACCTAAGTCAAGCATTACTCGAGTTAAGGATGTGTCTTTTTCTTTACAAATCCTATTCAAATTTTCTTTAAATGACATACCAAAATCTCCATTCGTAAAATAATTTTATAAAAATGAATTTTTGTGCTTGACAATTCGTTATGCACGAACTAGAATAAGAATAAGAAGTTTTGAAATACGAATTGACAACAAAAATCCCATCTTTTTAGAGGTGAGAACTCTAAAAAGAAAAAGCGAGTTGTTTACATAAGAATAATAACAATAATTATTTAGAATGTCAATCGTGTTTTATAAATTCAAGATGTAAGAAAGGAGAAATGTATGAGCGAAATTAAGAGAAGAATGATGTCACTAGGTATTCGTCAGGTCGATATGATATTTGAACTGAGAAAGCGTGGGTTTAAAGTACAACCACCTATGATGTCAAGCGTGCTAAGTGGTGTCTACACATCACCAAAGGCAAAAGAGATTCTAGCAGAATGTGAGACTATCTTGAATGAGCGAGAAAGTGGAAATTAACGAAAAAGACATCACAGAGCTTGCTAGCTCTTTGGTGGAAACCATTACTAGGTTTTATGAAAATCCTCAAAACATAAAGGAGTATGAAAAATGGTTAAAAGAAAGAGAAAAGGTATAAGGCTGTACAGCTTTATTGCACCAACATTGGTGATTTTATCGGTATTACTACTAAATGGTCTAGCAACGAGAATCGAATTTCCCGAGGCGTGTGAGACTGAACCCACTAAGTATAGGCTCAATATACCGGGGATATGCGATGAAATGATTGATGATATTGCAATCAAGTGTGGATTGGACCCGGAAATTATAAAAGCCATTATTCTTGAAGAATCTAATGGCGACCCCAATGCTATCGGTGATAATGGCGAAAGTATAGGACTAATGCAAATACAACCTAGATGGCATAGGGTCGAAATGGAAGAGCTGGGAATCGTGGATTTGTTTAACCCACAGGAAAATGTGATTTTGGGTTGCACCATACTATCAAAGCTATATGAACAATATGGAAACTATACAGACGCACTTAGCGTCTATAACAGTGGAAATACCGAGGATGGGCGTGAGTATGCAGAAAGGATATTGAGAAAATGAAAAAGTATGAACTAACGACCGATACGAAATCTATTTTTGGTAAGAGATATTTCAGAATAAGAGCCCTTGTAGATTTTGGTAATGTATCGAAAGGGGACTTAGGTGGCTATATTGAAAGCGAGGACAATTTATCAAACGATACAGGATATGGCAACGCTTGGGTAGGTGGCGAGGCTTATGTAGGTGGCGACGCTCGTGTATGTAACAATGCTTATGTAGATGACATGGCTCATGTAGATGGTGAGGCTTATGTTGAGGGATGGTCTTATGTTGGTGGCAACGCTCGTGTAGATGGTGAGGCTCATATAGGTGACAACGCTTGGGTAGGTGGCGAGGCTTATGTAGGTGGCGACGCTCGTGTAGTTGGTGAGGCTCGTGTAGATGGTGAGGCTTATGTAGATAGCAATGATTGTTATACAACAATCAAGGGGTTTGGAACTGAATTTAGAAACACAACCTTTTTCAGATGTAAAGACAACAAAATCAGGGTTCAATGTGGTTGCTTTTACGGAGATTTAGAGGAATTCCGTCAACAGGTTAAAGATACCCGAGGTGGCAAAATAGCAAAAGAATATCTAATGGTAGCCGACTTAATGGAATACCACTTTAGTGAGGAGAAATAAATGTTTAACAGACAAATTGGTAACAAATTCGAGGAAGAATTTGCTAAAAAGCTATATGACCACGGATATTGGGTGCACAGAATCACTCAAAATGCGTCAGGTCAGCCTGCTGACATAATCGCCATCAAGGGTCGTAGTACCAACCTCATAGATTGCAAGGTTTGTACAAAAGATTATCTCGACTTGTCGAGAATAGAGGAAAACCAAGTGTTGGCTATGACATTGTTTGGCAAGCGGGCAAAACGACCCAATGTTAGTTGGTTCGCAATCAAATTCAAATCCGGGGACATATATATGTTCCCATGGACAATGATGGAATTGGCATTAGAAAAGGGTGCAACTCGATTATCAGTCAGTAACATAAAAAATTATGGCATGCCACTTAGCGAGTGGTTGAGGTTAGACCGATAATGTCACATTTCAAATTTTCAAATGTAATTGAGGTCGATAACCCATCAGTTGAATTGTGTAAGTGGTGTGATAAAAATCTAACTTTTGCAAATCCCGAGTACGCTAAAATGTCACGGATGAATTTACCGACAAAAGGGATTTCCAAAGTCATTAGCTTATTCGAGACGAGAGGTAAGACACTGATTTTACCATATGGTGTTTTAAGCCTAATGCCACCTAGATTGTACATTAACAGTACGAGTGAGGAAATGTTCAAAGATGTTCCCAAAATCGCTTATACGAGCGAAATATCGCTCAGAGAGTATCAGTTAAAAGCAGTACAAGGAATGATTCTAGCAGAGGGTGGAATTTTACAAGCCCCCGCTGGCTCAGGTAAAACTCGATGTGGGATAGCACTATTCATGAAATTGAAAGCTAGGACACTATGGTTATGCCACACCAAAGACCTAATCAATCAGGCAAAAGAGGTCGCGAGTGAGTTTGTTGACCCATCATTGATTGGGACAATCACTGAGGGAAAGGTAAACATCGGTGAGGGTGTGACATTCGCAACAGTTCAGACGATGTGTCAGATTGACTTATCTCTATACAAGGACTATTGGGAGTGCGTGATTGTAGACGAGGCTCACAGAATAAGTGGCTCACCCACAGTGCTGACACAATATCGTAAGGTGCTGAACAACCTATCAGCTAGATACAAGTATGGTCTATCAGCCACAGTACATAGAGCCGATGGTATGGAAAAGTGCATGTTCTCACTAATCGGAGATGTGGCATACAAAGTATCCGATGAATCCGTAGCCGAAAACATAATGACGATAGGAATCGCAACGATATACACCGGGACGAGAATATCACATCGAGCTCAAAATACAGACGGTACGATTAACTACACTAGGTTGATTAGTAGCCTTGCAGATGATGTCAATCGCAACAATATCATTAGAAATACACTGATAGAAAACAAAGACCACTCGAGCATTATTCTATCAGAAAGATTAACTCAGCTGGACACCATAATGTCAGAATTACCAAAGGAAATGCGAGATAAAGCAGTGCTAATTCATGGGAAAATGACAAGCAAAAAAGGTAAGGAAGAACGAGCAAGGGCAATAGACGATATGCGAACAGGTAAGAAAAAATACCTATTTGCCACATATCAGTTAGCAAAAGAGGGGTTAGATATACCTTGCTTAGAAAGATTATACATGGCGTCACCTGTTAAAGATTATGCAGTGGTCACACAGTCAATAGGTCGAATCGCAAGGGTGCATGATGGAAAAACAGACCCGATATGCTTTGACTTTGTTGACACAATCAAGTGGTGCGAAAAAGCATACAAAAGGCGATGTACCACTTATAGGAAAAATCGTTGTTATTTTATAAAGGAGAAATGATGGAACAAAGAATAGTTAGGTCTTATCAATCCAGAAATGGACATGATGAGGATATTGTGAACTACATGTTGTCACAGGGTTGGTCGGTTGTGTGTGCGAATGTAATGCCTACCACCCCCCGACACCTTTGGATATATCGAATATGTGCTTGAAAGACACCCAATCCCTAGGGGCGTGGAAAATGATTAAAGTCAATGAATTATTTGCTGGAATCGGAGCATTTAAGTGTGCATTGGATAACCTCGACATCCCTCATGAAATTGTAGGGATATCTGAAATCGATAAATATGCAATAGCGTCATATAACGCCATGTGGGGAGATACGAGAAATTATGGCGATATCTCAGAAATAGAGAAACTTGATTATGCCGATTTATGGACATACGGATTCCCTTGTCAGGACATCTCAACAGCTGGTAAAGGTGCTGGGATTGTCAAAGGCGAGACGAGAAGTGGTTTGTTATATGAGGTAGAGCGATTACTACTAGAAAGTCAGAAAGCCGACGAGTTACCTAAATATCTAATTATGGAAAATGTCAAAAATCTTGTGGGAAAGAAATTCAGAGCAGATTTTGAAAGATGGTTAGACGTTTTGGAAACACTTGGCTACAAAAATTATTGGCAGGTCTTAAATGCGAAAGATTATGGAGTACCACAAAACAGAGAGAGAGTATTTTGTGTGAGCATATTAGGTGAGGGCGATTATCAGTTCCCCGAGAAACAACCTCTCGCATTGAAACTAAGCGACATGTTGGAATCACACGTTGATGAGAAATATTACCTGTCAAAAGAACAAGTTGACAAAATAAAAGCCTCGACTTTTCGCACAAGCCAAAGTCGAATACAGGAGAAAGACTGGTGTGACACATTATGTGCGAGAGACTACAAAGACCCTAAGTGTGTTCAAGTCAGACCTCTCGGTACAATCTATGCCCATGCTAGCGATAGGTTTGGAAAAGGTTATATCGAGGGAATGTCCAAAACCATCAAAGCGATAAGCCATGATACATCAGTAGTGTTTAGTGATTATAAAATCAGAAAACTCACACCGAAAGAGTGCTGGCGATTAATGGGATTTGATGATGTGCTATTCGATAGAGCTAGGTCAATGTGTAGTAATACTCAGCTATATAAACAAGCTGGAAATTCAATAGTTGTTGATGTGGTTGAGCAGATACTAGATAACTTAATACCAAAGGAAATGAGGTGATATCAATCGAGGTGGGTGTGTCTACTCACAACCAATTATTGTAGATTTCTACATTTTTATCAAAACGACAACGTGAGTAGATACTTGGTTGAGGAGATGTATTACTAACTAGAGAGGAGTGATGTTAAATCAATTTTTACACATATGACTTTGAGGTTTTTAAATATGATTGGATTGTTGTGTTTAAAGACCACGAATCGGGTCGATACACTGTTTTCCACAATGACAATGAGGGTTTTGCTGAGTTTATATCTGACACTGAGATTTACATCGGATTTAACTCGAAGCCCTATGACCAATATATAGCAAAAGGTGTTGTCAGTGGATTCTCACCCGAGGAATTAAAAGCCTTAAATGACTATCTAATTGAGGGTTTTCAAGGGTGGCAATACCCACCATTGAGTGACAGTTATTTTCGCCTAAACAACGTTGACATTCGTGATGATATGTACAAAGAGCTATCGTTAAAAGCTATCGAGGGTCATCTAGGTATGAACATTGTAGAATCAAGTGTCGATTTTACCATAGATAGACCACTAACACAAGCTGAGATAGAGGAAGTTATTAAATACTGTAAGCACGATGTTGACGCCACAGAGAAGATTATAGAGCTGAGAGAAGATTACATCATTACCAAAAAGAATCTCGGTCAGAGGGCGAATATACCGACACTAAAAGCTATATCTAGCACCAATGCCAAGCTGACAGCTCAAATGCTAGGTGCTAAAAGAAAAGAGTGGAATGATGGTAGAGATTATGTGTTCCCGGAAAACCTAGACACATTGGTAATACCGAAAGAAATATTGGATTTCTTTGAACAGATACATGACGATTCAATTCCTGATGATGAACTTTTCAAAAAATCACTAGAGATTGAAATTGCGGGTATGCCTTGCAAATTCGCATGGGGTGGTGTGCATGGTAGTAAGTCAGGTTATTTTGAGCAACGACAAGGTACTAGAATCATCCAAAATCGAGATGTATCAAGCCTTTATCCGTCACTTATCGAGATATATAACTACATATCGAGAAACGTGGCTGACCCTCAGATATATTTTCAGATGAAGAGGGACAGAATTGAGGCGAAACATAATGGTAACACACAGCTAGCGAAAGACTTGAAATTACCACTCAATACCTTATCGGGTGCACAGGAGAATGAATTTAATGACCTATATGACCCATTACCAACTAGGTCAATGAGAATCTCAGGTCAACTATTCATCACAGTGCTACTAATGAGATTGGTAAATGGATGTGAGACATTCGTTCCACTCAATTTTAACACTGATGGATTGATGTACTCAATCGATGAGAGCGAGTTACCAATCGTAGACAAGATATGTGCTGAGTGGGAAAAAGAGACAAAGTTTGAGCTGGAAACTGATGATATCGAAAAGGTGTGGATAAAGG